GTTGAAACGTCTATAAAATTATATTCAAGAAATGTATCGAATTTACCTATCTCACTATACATAATCCTGTCGCCAAACTTTTCCAGCTCTCCAGAGCCTGCCTTCAATTTAACATTAGCAACAAATGTTCTTCTATTAGCCACCACTGATGCTTTATATATTTCATTAGTGCCGCCTATCCCTAAGAACTTTAAATCCGGGCTAAAGGCGTTTATAGTTGTATATGTATCTAGGTTTGGTTTAATAGCGTTCCCGTAAGCACCACTAACAACATGATAACCTTTCCCAGCTTCATATGTCCAAGCCCTATGGTCTCCATCTAGACTTGTTCTCATTCCCTTGACAATATCTATATCAGCTAATAATACTAAATCATCATCAGTATTTTCTAATCTGGTATATATCCTTCCACCAGTTATTCTTCCACTGTAAGCTAAGTCAGCATACACAGAAACCCTCAATGTTTGAGATACGGTAACGGCTACAGTAAAAGCCGCAATGGTTGATGCACCATCACCTATTTGAACTGGTAAGGACTCTTGATTATTATCGTATATAAATGTCTCATAAAATTCATAGGTACCCTCTTCCCACTCGCCATTCCCTGTTCCTACCGATACACCTATGTTCCATCCAGTTCCTCTGGCTATGATAGGAGTCTCATTATCAGCAAAATCAAATGGAGCAGTACCTCCTAAAGCACCGCCATATGCTCTTGAGTATGTAGAAGTTCCAGTAGCTGAACTATAACCCTGCTTACAGAATAAAAATTCTTTTGGATATTCTCCCAAATCTCCAACTCCGCCACTAGCTTCCTTAATAGATATAACTTCTCCAACAACAGCTCTACCGCTTTTATCAGCACCGGAGCCATTTTCAAACTTAACACCAGTTGCTGATGTGGAAAGGTCAACGCCCATTTGTAATTGGTCAGACCCAGTTTTTTTTATAATAGCAACTCCCCTGTTGTGAAAAAAGGTTAATTCTTCGTTAGTATTTGTAGCGGTTGTATCTTTATCAACCCTAAAAAGAGTACCTGAATCTATTTGGGATACAACAGAACCAGCCGCAATTCCTGTACCGGTGACACACATTCCCACAGCAAGTGAGCCAGTAGCATCCATTCGCACAATCTTAGGATTACTTCCGAATGTTGAGCCACTTCCAGCAGTATGGTCTGTATCGCAAGTATCATCAGTAAGATAATTATAATAATTAGTAGCAGTTCCACCAGCGTGGCTAGACGTGCCATAGGCATATGTAAAAGAAGTAGCTATCTTAGGAGGAGCTAAAGAATTTGGATGTTCCTGCCATTCAGCAAAAACAAGACCAGTAGTAGCATGGAACTGATTTCCCTGTACATATCCATACCATTTTATTATCGTAGAATTTGTTTCGTTTATATCGCAAACACGAACAGTTCCATCTGCAATATGATATATATACTTAGCATCGTTCCCAGAAAGAGTTGGACTAATAGCTGATGTTGTCCAGCCATTATCTTTTGCACCATAACTAGTAGTTGCATTAGTTGACCAAACATCTACACCGCCTTTACTATCAACGTCACCAAGGGCAACCATTTTATCACCTTGACTATTAATTTGTATTGTAGGGTCTCCGCCAGAACTATCATCGGAAATGGTTCTACCCTTTAAAACATAATAAATATCCATATCGCCAAATGTCAGGGTTCTAGTTCCGCTAGAACTAGCAGTTTTACTCATTTCAAAATGAGTTGAATCAGTTATTGAAGCAATATATGTATCTGTTTGAATGCCTGTACCAGATACAGACAAACCAGCTATTATTTGAGTATTTGAGCTATGTGTAATTGTAGCATCACCACTGCTTACAGTACAACTTGCTTGTGTGAATGTTGTACCAGCCGCATCATTACTGCTTAAAGTATCAACAACATCAGTCACGGTAAATATCCCATCATTACTACCAGTGCCAGTTATCTTTAATGCATCTCCAATGCTAATGAGACTAGAAGTGTAAATTGTACTATTAACTGCATTTGCCCCTCCAACTAATTGTAAGTGCTGTTTTGTAGGTTGCGGCATTATTTATTCACTACCATATTCAGGGGCTGTTGTAGTAGTATCACCGCCAACCTGCCTAGCTACAAATTTTATATTACCAACAGCAGAGCCAAGAGCTAAATCATTACTTGTACCCGGATGCTTTGTATCTGTAACAGTATAGGTGCTATCTCTACTAATATCAGATTCAAAGTAAAATAATCCATATCCACCAGCACCGGCAAGAGTAGCAGTTCTTTCTACTATATATTCAGATAAATTAGTAGTACCATCAGAGCCTTCTACATGAGCATATAAACCGCCGGCAGTTTTAATCTTACCCAGAGCATCAACAGACATATTCTGAATAAGAGCATTCTCATTTTCAGCTATATCTCTTGGGTCTCTCCTGTTATTAGAACCGCCAGACCAATCACGTATAGTATGATACTGCTTGGGCATTATTTGCCTTTAAAGAATCCTTCCATCATATCAGTAACAACATCCATCACTTTCTCGAACAGGATTTGTTCTTTATCTTCTGATACAAATGGGATGTTAATTTTCTCATTCAACTTAGTGGCAAGCATCTTAGAAAACTCATCTGATTTAATATGACCCATAGCCTCTTCTTTCATTTTATCTGCCTGAGCTTCTGCCATCTTCATTAACATTGATTTGAAGTCCATTATTTATCTCTCCTTATTTTTACTATTTTGTGACTAAGATATACAATGCTCATCACCGCGACAACACACTGTAATAACAAATTTATTTCTGCCAAGTAAACCCCATAGTTAGCAAATGATACTGCTGTAACTTTTAAACTATCCATAATCATTTACCGTTTATTCTAGACACCTGTCCCTTAATTTCCATTAATACATCAGACATATCATTAATTTCTCTAACAGAATCTTCATGTCTTCTATCCCTAGTCTCATCAGAACGGTTCCATCTTTCAATTAATTTAATCAACATACCTTCCATATTTTCCAATGTTTCAGACTGTCCTTTATTTTCAACCTGTAACTCAGTGATAGACTCAGCTTGAGCATCACTTCTCTTTGCATTCTGGTATACCATAAAGACAAACATTGCTCCAACAACACCAATCATTCCAGCTTCTGCATAGAGTGCTAAAAACTCTTCCATTATTCATATTACCTTGATATTTGGTTATTGAATTGCCATTTTTCATAAATGTAGTATATTTCGCACATTTTACTTTTTCTTCCGTTTTCCCCAACTGAGTGGGTTAATATTAAATTCTTTCTCATAAAAGCTTACTTTCTCTGCCAGCTCTTCTCGTTCAATCCGTTCCTCCACGATATGTTTGCCAAGCAAATCCCCAATCTGCTCATTTGCATCAAGCATCTTATTTTCAAGCTCTCCAAGTCTACTCTCCACACGCCAATAGCCATACACAAGCATACCAACGAGAACACATAACTGCCCCAACCATTTGAGATTAATGCTAATAACAGCATTATCATCGACAACAGCACCCCTATAACTTCTTGCAGTGTCAGGTTTTTCACTCACTTAACCTTCCTGTATATTGCTACCCATATCAACATGGAAAATAGTATCCAGAATAGTGGCGGGTAAATAGTTTTCAGCATCTGAAGTATAATGGCTGAACAGACTGCTATCAGGGCAACATCCCATTTGTCTAAATCTCCCATCCAACAACAGACCATCCAGAGTCACAACCAGTAAAAACGCTGGTTAAAAACAGGATAAAAAGTAAAAATAGAATATATCCCCCAAGAACTTTAATCTCTTGCTTTGACATACTTGACATTAGAACAGGAATGTTCCCATTTAAACCCAAACCTAGCTGGGTTTTTCATTACTTTAGGATATTGTTTTGATAGTCCATCATGGTCATCAATTCTATGTTCAACCTTAAAATCGCCGTTAGGTAGTTTTTTAATTTTATTCTTCATAATACCATCCACCAAGCGGCACCAATCTCAACTACTAAGTCAGCAAATGTATTATAAGCCCAACGCTTTTTTGTACCATACGTTTCATCGGTGCCTTCTACATAGACTTCAAAGACTTCCCATAATACTCCAATAATAGCAACCCATAGGACTGCCCATAAATCAGATGCACCACACCATTGAGCCACCTTAGCAATAAACAAACCAGCGGCTAAGTGATATGTAGTCCAATGGTCTAATTGACCAGTGGACAGTTGCCAGTTAACTACTTTTGCAATAGGATTGTTCATTACTTAGAACCAAATACTTTTGAGAAAAAGCCTTTCTTCTTCTTTTTACCTTTTTCAGACATTTTCTTTTTACCTTTCTTTTTCTTCTTCTTTACTTCTTCACTGGAAGCAAGCTGTTCATACTGCACTGGATTTGCAGGTTCTGCTCCAGCAAATGATAGGGCTATAATTACTGCCATTAGTTTTTTAATCATGTTCACACCTTTAAATGTTTAGATACTTCTTTTGCACCACTATACTGAGGAACTATTCTTGAAAGAAGTTCTGTTTTGGTTTCGCTTCCACCATAAGCAACTCCACGCTTATCATAGAAATCTTTTATCTCTGCTTTAGTATTTGCATCAGTAGGATAATCTGCTTGTAAAGTAGCGACACCATTGATTATATGATGTCCTCCTACTATCAACCTGCCATGCCCATCACCATGCTTCTTAGCACACTCATCAACATAGAACTCTTCAATAGTTTTAAAGCTATTACTTCTCTTTTCTATCTCACCATCTACATCAACAAAGTATGTATAAGACGAAGGGTAAGTCAGAGTCTCTGTAGAACCATCTGCATAAGTTTTTGTGCGTGTTGCACCCGGAGTTGTATTTCTATGAATCCGTACTCGATGACCCTGACTACACCTTCTTACAATCATGCTTCTGCTTCAGCCTCTTCTACTTCTTCAGTGAGAGATGTACGAAGCATATTAATGAACGCTTCTTTACCAACAGCTAACTGGTCAGCCATAAACTGATTAGTATTCTGTTTGTTCTGCAAATCATTAATGTGATTTACCATTGCCTTCTGTTCATCAGTCATGTCTTCGATTACATACTCTTTATCATCGAGGTTCAAGACTGGCTTTTCTTTTTTGTCTTTAGCCATTGTATTGACTCCTTGTTTAGTTAATTATTTTGCTTCTAATGCTTCCACTTTTGCTGTTAATTCTTGTACTGCTTTAATTAATGGTGTAATTAATTCTGTTTCACCAAGTTCTTGCATACCATCTTTACCCTCACTCCATACTGGAAATTCTGAATGACCAGCCTTATCCATAGCATCTTTTACTTCTTGAGCTATGAATCCATAATGTTTT